GTCTGGTCTATCTCGTTAGCCTCATAAGCTAAAAATCGTGGGTTCAAATCCCACTTCCGCTATTTCAAATAACCATGCACCGTTCTGTGTAATACGAAATTACACAAGAGGAATAACTATGAAAATATGCACTACGGAACAAGAATATATAAATGAAATTGCAAGTTCTGTACAAAGAGTTTGTAAACGTTACGGTTATCTCCCATCCGTTTTGATTGGTCAAAGCTGTTTAGAAAACGGATATGGAATTCGTTCTTATTGGGATAATCCACAGATCGAAGCGCTTCTCACATATAACAATATGGTTGGTATAAAGAGTGAGCTTCTAAATAAGAGTTGGGATGAATATACAGTATGGACAGGCGAAAGTCTTACTAAGCAAACACCAGAAGTATATAACGGAAAGCAAGTTACAATTACTGATAATTTCCGCAAGTATGACACGATAGAAAGATCGTTTGCGGATTTTCTTCTGTTTATAACGTATGCATCTAATTATGGGAAAGGTGGCGCTCCAAAATATGGAACTGCCGTAACATCTATCAAAGACCCTGAGACACTAATTAAGAAAGTAAATGCTCTTGGTTATGCCACTGGAACAACATATGCAACAAACGTGATGAAGATTGTAAACAAACACAATCTTACAAAATACGATGATCTTTCAAATGTAACAGCCACTATATACACTCCGGGCTACAAAGTAACATCGCCAATAAATAATACAACAAAATCAAATATCGTATCTATCGGAAAGAAAACAATAAATGATATTACTTCGCGTAATAAGTCACAAGTTCCTGCATCAAGAGGAAATAATAGCATTAAATTTATTGTATGCCATTATTTAGGAGTGCCTAATGCTGACAATCCAGATCTCTATGGTGGTGGATATGGCGGTCATTATAACATCCAAAGAGATGGGCAAATTTTTATGGCTGCAAACCCAAAGACCGCAGTTGTATGGCAATGCGGTGGTGGACTTCAAGGAAGTGGCGGTCATTCGTTCTATAAAGTCTGTACCAACTATAATTCTATTGGTATTGAATGTGGTGTTTGTTATACAGATAAATCCGCAAAAGACGGTGATGGCGATAATAACAAATGGTATTTTACCGAAGCAACTCAAGAGTCATTAGTGTACCTTGTCAGCAAACTGATGGATGATTATAACATATCAATAGATCATGTGATAAGACATTATGATGTTACTGGTAAAACTTGCCCTAATCCATATGTCAAAAACAATGGATTAAATGGCAACTGGACATGGGATGAGTTTATTGCAAATGTAAAACAATATCGTAAAGACGGTACTATAACAATTCCAGATAGAAGCGGAGGAACTACTATTCCTCAAACCACAACATCAAAAGCAAATACTTCTACGAAATCATATTTACAAAAAGGCGATAAAGGAAATGCAGTTAAAGAAATGCAGACAATGTTAATTGCTTGCGGATATTCATGCGGTTCTTGCGGTGCTGATGGTGATTTTGGAAATGGTACTTTAAGTGCATTAAAATCTTTCCAGAGCGATCAAAAACTTTCTGTAGATGGTTTATATGGTAGTAAATCAAAAGCAGCACTTGAAGCATTGTATAAATCAAAAACAACTACGACTACCAAAAAGGTAACAAATACTTCAAGCACCGTATTTAATGGACTTGATTATTCGCCTGTTTATAACTACTCGTATTATCGAAGTAAGTATGAAGATTTAAGAAAAGCATTCGGAACAGATGAAAGTGCATACTTTAATCATTTCTGCACTTACGGAATGAAAGAAGGTAGACAGGCTTCATCTGCTTTTAATGTTCAGAATTATAGATCAAGATATTCAGATTTGAGGAAAGCGTTTGGGAATAATTTACCTTTATATTTCAAGCACTATCTTGAATTCGGAATATCGGAAAAACGAAATGCAAAATAGTTGATATTATCAAATTAGTTGAAATAAAGTGAGGTGCGCATATTGGCAAGATCAGATATTTTACCGATGCGCGAGATAGAATATCGGTGCGATAAATGCAAAAGAGTTGATAGCAAACCAACATACTTTTATCGAAGTAATAGTACGTTATATGATAATAACGGCTATTTGCCAATATGTAAAGATTGTCTCGCACAGTTATATAATAGATACCTATTAAGTTTCCATGATATTCATAAAGCTATTAAAAGAATATGTATGGCTTTTGATTTATATTATAGTGATTCTATTGTTGACGCATGTTTGAAGGGTTCTAAGGCATCGACACCTTCAATCGGTGACTATATGAAAAAATTAAATATGTCACAATATAAAGGGAAAACCTTCGACAATACTATTGACGAAGGTTTTATTTTTGATATTGACGATGACGTTATGATACCTTCAGATGAAGAGGTTAAACCAGTCACTACTATTCCAGATTCAGTAAGAATTCGATGGGGATCAGGTTTGTCAGATGACGATTATAAAACATTGGAAGAACACTATAAATATTTAAAGAAAGCTAATCCAGATTTTGATAGCAACCAAGAAATATTTATCATGGATTTATGCCAGATAAAAATGCAACAAACAAGGGCAATGAGAGCTGGCAGAACAGATGATTATATCAAATTGACTGAATCATATAGAAAAACATTTTCTCAAGCTGGATTAAAAACGACACCTGATGTTGCGGAGTCGAATAATGAAAGTTGGGGAACATGGATAGGCATGATAAGTAAATATACTCCAGAAGAATATTATAAAGATAAGACTTTATATAAAGACTTTGATGGGATTGGGGATTACTTCAAACGCTTTGTATTAAGACCTTTAAGAAATCTGCAATTTGGAACGACTGACAGAGATAAAGAATTCTTTGTAAGCGATGAAGAAGAATAATGGCTAAACATATCACAAAGAAATCAAAAAAGATTTCTGAACTTGCAGATGAACGTCAAAGAGATCTTTATAAAAAAATGCCAAGCGGTCATTTCCTGAATAATCAGGAAAACATGCATCATGTCTTATTATGGAATACCTTCTTTAGAAGAAATCTTCATAGATTTGCTAAAGATTTCTTAGGAATAAACTTACATATATATCAGTCAATTATTCTTTATATGATGAGCATTAGTCAGTTGTGCGTAATTATTGCATGTCGTGCAGCTGCTAAGTCGCTCGTCATTTCTATATATGCGGTATGCGTTTGCATACTACGCCCTTATTCGGAAGTTGTAATCAGTTCAGCAACACGAGGGCAATCTGCTTTGCTTGTCAAGGATAAGATTCAGAAGTTCCTGATGAACAGCTACCCTATGGTAGCAATGGAAATAGAAAGTATAAAAACTTCACAAGATGAAGTTATTGTTATGTTCAGGAATAAGAGTCAGATCAAGGTTGTTACTGCAAGCGAAAATGGTCGAGGTAATAGATCGACAGTCCTTATCCGTGAAGAGTTTAGGCAGATAAACAAATACGTTGATGACAGTATCTTATCTCCGTTCCAAGTAATGAGACAAGCTCCGTATGTTACTTCAGGAAATTATACAAATGTTCCTGATGCCATTGATGAATCTGTTGATATTTATATATCTTCGAGTTGGTTAGACAACGGGCATTGGATGTGGAATATTGTAGATCAGGCTTTTAGAGAGTCATACGAAAGTGATAACTCCATGCTTCTTGCCTTCGATGAGTCTATAGTATTAAAGCATGGAATAAAAAGTTTGTCACAGTTAAGAAAGGAAAAGAAAAAACAAGACCCATTAACATGGAGAATTGAATTCTTAAATGAACGTGTTAAAGAAAACACATCGGCGTATTTTACTTATTCGATGCTTCAGCAGAATCAACGATTAAAGAAACCTTTCTATCCGAGAAACAATATGGATGTGCGTGTAGGAAAACGGAATAAATATGATATTCCAAAACAGAAAGGTGAAATTAGAGTTGTATGCTGTGATATGGCATTTATAGAAAACAAAAAGAACGATAATTCTATCTTTTCATGTGGTCGTTTAATACCAGAATACACACGTTATCGCCGAGGATCGGACGATGAAGATAAAGAAATAAACAATGGATATAGGGTTCTTTTACCATATATCGAGAGCGTTCAAGGTGGTGATACCACCAGACAGGCGTTGCGAATACGTCAGCTATATGAAGATTTTGAAGCAGATTATATCGTATTGGATATGAGAAACGCTGGTGTGAGCATTTATGATATGCTTGCAAATATCATGTATGATGATGAACGCGATATAGAGTATGCGCCATTAACATGTATGAATGATGAAAGTGTGGCTAACAGAATAAGATTTGAAGGCGCTGAAGAAAGAATATTTGTTATCAATGCTTCACAAAAATTAAACAGTGATATTGCCGTAAACTTCAGGCACTATCTTGTCGATAAGAAAATAGATTTACTAATCCCATTCCAAGAAGCGCAGGAAGAATATCTTAGTCAGTTACAAGAGTATACAGAAGCTCCTTCTGCTGACGATCAGATATTCTATGAAAGCCCCTTCTTAGAGACACAGGCATTGATTTCTGAAACAACTGAATTGACATATGAAAAGAAAGAACAAACTGGCGTTATTGTCGTTAGAGAACAAGGTAATAATCGGAAGGATAGATATACCTCTGTTTCATATTTGTGCTACTTCGCAAATAAATTGGCGCAGGATTTAAGCACAATTAACGAGGAGTATGAATATGAATGCTATATCAATTAACGAGGAGGTTTAGTATATGGCAAACAAAAATAATACTACTTCCTCTTATAACAGACGAAGTAATTATAAAAAACGAACATACGAAAACAATCAGCATCAAGAAATAAGACAAGATAACAAGGATTATGAATTTAATGCATATCGTTCTTATCGTCTTAATTCACTCTCCTATTATGGGATGATGAATGTTTTCGATTTGTATAAACCAGAACAGATACGTGATTTAATTCGCGATCCGATGGGTAACAACCAAGTCCTTAGAGAAATATCAAGGATATTATATGGGTGTAATGGTGTTTACACCAATACAGTAGATTATATGGTTGCAATGCCGACACTTGATAATGTTATCGTAAATTATGGCGATAGCCCACAGAAAAAGAAAAGAAATAAGAAATTGATGGAGTCTACGCTTAGAAACATCAAACATAAAGAAATTGTTCGTGATGCACTGTTTCGTGGGATGGTTGATGGAATTGCTTTCTATTATTTTGAAACAACAAACAGACCATTATCCAATGAAAAAATAATGTCCGATTATGATGTTGATAGAATAGCCGAAATCAATGAGCTTGGAATAAACGCATCTGTTATTTCTTTATCGCCAGATTACACAAAGATTATCGGAATCAGAAATTCGAATTATCAGCTTGCATTTGACTTGTCGTATTTTGATAATTGTGAAGGCGAAGAGGCAAAACGTAAATTACGGAAATATCCAAAGGAAATTCGAGATGCTTATAATCACGGAAACCATGAACGTTGGGTTGTTCTTGATCCAACAAAAACAATTGTTCACAAAATAAGAAGCAGTAAAGAAGAGCCTTGGGGCAGACCTCTTGTGCTTGCTGCAATCAATGACATTCTTTATGGCGATTATTTTACCGACACAAAAAGAAATGTGTTAGATGAAATAAATAATAGAATTATTTATCAAACGTTCCCTGAAGGAAAAGACAAAGGTACTTCTGCTCTTTCACAGAAGCAACAGCAGAACCAACACGAAAAAGTAAAAGGTGCAGTTATGAACAAAAATAATCGTGGTGGTATTTCATTCTTTTCTGTTGCGGCAGGAACAAAGATAAATAGTATTGATGCAAGCAATACAGATATCTTTGATGATAAATACGAATCAAATCTTGGTGACAAGATAGCAATGGATTTAGGTATTGCTGCTTCTCTTCTAAATGGTTCTGGTAGTGGAAACTATTCATCACAGGTAAACAACTTAGAATTGTTAAGTTCACAAGTGTTTCAGTGGATTAATCAGATTGAGGCAGAGTTAAATAAATGTATTAACGCGAATATTATCTGTGATAAGAGAAATCGTGCTGAATGCAAATATTTGCATACAACATATGTTAATCAAAAAGACATGGTAGCCAATGCAAAAGATTTATATCTTGAGGGTAAAGGTTCTCTTTCTCTTTGGGCAAGCGCAGCAGGAATTTCACCAGAAGTTTATTTTGCACTACTTGACCAAGAATTAGAAGATGAAATCGAAAGCAAATATCCAGTTCATCAGACGAGCTTTACATATTCGTCTAATGACAATAATAAGGCTGGCAGACCTACTGATGATGATAGTTCGAACTACAGTACATTGCAGACAAAAGCAAATAACACAAATGGTACTCCTGCACCGAGTACACAATAAAAGAATTATTTTATAAGGATGCAATAAAATATGGTTTTGAAAAACGATGATAAATCGGATACAAACACTAAAGATTTTCATTATATTGCAACCACCGATAAAGATACTGCTGACAAATTAAGGAATTTAGGTTTCGAGGAAATTGCCGCAGAACGCAATAGGTGGGTTTTTAAAAATTAATAATTTCAATATATCAAGAGGACAGTTTTACTACTGCCCTCTTTTTATATACATATATGTTCACAAGGAGGCAACTTGAAATGAAAACTTTTGAGCTTTCTAAGAAAGATTCAAAAAATGGTCGCAGACATTTCAAGGTTATACTTCACGAAATCTATCCTGACTCATGCGTGGATGAGAAGAATGGCGTAGCAAGTGAATATAACGAAAACGGTATTTCTTGGATCAGGGAATATTGCGAAAAGGCTCTCCCGACACTTGAAGGGAAAAGTATTAGATGCGAATTTCTTGACGAAGAAAGAACGTTCCTCAATGGGCATGGCGAAACAGAAACCAAGGATGGATTACCAATATTCGAAAACGCCGTGATGATCGGTACTTTTGAAAAAGGATACATTACAGACATTGAGACTGATGAAGGTATCAAGACTGTTTGTATTGGCGAAGGAACTATTGATGGTCTATGTTATCACAACTTCTGTGAAAAACTTGAAGAAGATATTGAAGATGGTAATGCGCCTTTTGGTAGTGTCGAAATCCTAAAGACAGGTGATAATCCATCAATTATCTACAAATACGGCTATAAAGATTATGGTCGTATTCCTATGGTTTTTGAGTATTCGGGTTATGCCTTGCTTGGGGTTAGACCTGCGGACAAAACAGCAAAAATACTGGAATTGAATCAATCTAATAATGTCGATAAGGAGGACTTCACGATGGGTGAGAATGAAATCAAAGCTATCGTTTCTCAGGTTATCAGCGAAATGAATTCTTCTGCCGAAGAGATCAATGCTATGAAGGAGGAATGCGAAAAACGCATTGCCGAATCTCAGGAGCTTGTTAAGGAGCTTCAGGCTGAAATCGAAAGACAGAATGAAAACATTGCCGAGCTTGAATCTAAAGTAACTGCGCTTAATGAAGCCAATACTGCTCTTACAGCTGAAAAAGAGACACTTACTGGCGAAATCAATGAACTGAAATCCAATCTTGAAGATGCGCAGAAGAAAGAAAAGATTGGTGAACTGAACGCTGCTATTGAAGGCTTTACTGATGAGCAGAAATCTTTTGCACAGGCTGAGATTGACGCGTTCAATGAAAATCCGCTGACAAGCGAAATCAATTCTGTTGTGGATAAGATTCATGCAGAGATTGGTAAGAAATATATTGAAGAGGCTAAGAAGGCTTCTGAACATGTGGAAGATGATGTTGAAGATATTTTCTCAGAGATCAACGAAAAGAAGGTTTCTGAAGAGGATGTTGACATTTTCTAATTTGATAATTAGGAGGAAAACGCAATGATTAAATGTGAAACTGTTGGTATGCTGGACATTGCAAAGATCAATCCTGTCCTTACATCCGCAAATGATGTTGTTAATAATTCTTTCCTCACTGTTGATGGAATTACTTATGTGATTCTTAACGACATCAATGGTGACGATGCATATAAAGATGGCGTTACAATCAAGGCTGGAGAATATCTGAATGGTTATGATCTTTCCGCTTGGGCTGGTCAGAAACTTGTCATTGATGAGAAACATATTACTTATGCTTCTGGCGCTGACTACGATGATATTACCGCTGGAACTACTCTGCTGAAGCCTAAGACAGATGGCACTCTTGAGGTTACTGCTACTGCCCCGGAATCTGGCGTTTATTTCAAGGTTACTGACAAAGTTACGCTGACTGGTAAAGCAGTTAAGGTTCTTATCATGGGTGTGTAATTGTTTAATAATATTTGGAGGTAATACATGATGAATACTACTTACGAGTTAAACAATCTTCGTAAAGATGCTGATTACCTGAACAGAGAAATGCGTGCGACATCTATCGTGTCCGAAGTTTTCTCTGCTATGGTTAACGGCAAAGAAGTTGGCGCTATTAAGGGCGCAGATAAAGCAGTTAATTACATTAAAGAGCTTGGCGCTCGTGCTGAGAATGGTGATTTCAACGCCGTTGCTGAACTGAATACACTTCGTAGATTTGTTATCGAAACTCCACTGCTTCAGGAAATGAAGATGCTTTCTATCTTCGGTTCTTATCAGGCTGTTGGTTTCGATGAGACTATCGAGCGTGAAGTTTACAAGCATGTTGGCGAGAAATCTCGCGAACAGGCTGCTGGTGGCGATGTTGTGTTCCCGGCAATCGTTAAGGATGTTTATCCTGTTCCTACATTCACCGTTTCTGGTGGTTATGCCGTTGACTATCGTAGGGTAGCTCTTGGCGATATGTCCAAAGAGAACGAGGGCATGGAACAGGTTCGTATTGATATTCGCAACAAGGCTAACCGTGCCATTATCAAGAAAATCTACAAAGCTATTCATGATGCTACTGGCGTGAAGTATGCTTTCGAGAATGCTGGACTGACAAAGGCTGGCGTTGATGGCGTTCTGACCAAGATTCGTAGATTTGGTCGCCCAACCGTAATCGGTGACTATGCTCTTCTGTCTCAGTTCACTCCTTGGGCTGGATACGTTGGCACTATCGCTTCTAATACCATCACTGGTATTTCTGAAGCTCAGATGAATGAGATCGCTCAGAATGGTCTGCTTGGAATGTACAATGGTGCTGTTCTGACTGAAATTGACAATCCGTATGATGAGGCTACTCTGAATGCGGCTGGTACTGATTTCGAGACTATGCTTCCTGCTGGTCTTGGTTTCATTGTTCCTGCTGGTGCGCAGTCTCCTATCGCTACTTACACTCGTGGTGGTCTGACTTCCTTCACTGGTAACAATGTGAAGAATGGTCGTGTTGAGAGTAGATTCGACATCGAGGTTGGATGTGATCTTGCCAAGGGTCAGGAATATAAAATTGGTATGTTCTATGACAGTAACATTGGGGGATTAGCTTAATTTAATAACAAGTTTGCGAGATAATTACTCGCCACTTGAATCGCTAAAGAGGACTGCCTAAACAGTCCTCTTTTATATTGGATGGTGAGTATAAATGTCTAAAGTAATTACACATGAAGATTTTGTTAATGATGTTAAAAAGAAACATCCACATATAGACGTAATCGGTCGTTATAGAAAAATGAGAATGCCAATAATGTTTCATTGTAACATACATGACTATGATTTTGAAATAATGCCTATGTCTATTCTTAAATCAGAACACGGATGCAAATATTGTGCTATTGATTATGTTTCTGAACGTGTTAGAAAAACAAACGATGAATTTATAAAGGAAGTTGAAGGTATAAATCCAAATACAGAGATTGTTGGTGAATACAAAACTTCTCATACGAAAATTAAATGCAAATGTAAAAAATGTGGAAATGAATGGGATTCGATGCCTTATTCGTTAATTCGAGGTTATGGATGTAAAAATTGTGCAATGGAATATGTTCAAAATTATCGAATTAAATCTCATGAACAATTCATTAGCGAGTTTAATGAACGTAACTTGAATCATAGAACAATAGATATTATAAGCAGATATACAAAAGATGATGAACCAATAACATGTAGATGTAAAGTATGTGGACACGTTTGGCAAACTAAAGCACATAATCTTATAGGGAAAAGAAGTCCATCTGGCTGTCCTATATGCAATACATCAAAAGGCGAATTGAAAATTCTAACATTTCTTGAAAATAACGATGTTAATTTCGAATGGCAAAAATCATTTTCTGATTTAAAAGGTATTGGTGGTGGATTATTATCATATGACTTCTATCTACCAGATAACAATATACTTATTGAATATCATGGCGAATTTCATGATGGCACAGCTAATTCTCAATCATACGAACAGCTTGAATATCAGAAAGAACATGATAGGCGTAAACGTAAATATGCAAATGATAACAAAATCCAGTTGCTTGAAATTTGGTATAAAGATTTTAATAACATAGAACAGATTCTTAAAGACAATCTCGCAGCATAAATATAAGAGGTGCAAATATGGAAAACAATGAAAACTTTTATTGTTATTCTTTAAGACTATTCCATTATTTGTGCGCGTTTAATGAAAAGTGCTATGCTTCAAAAGTTAATGCATCATCAGGAAATCGCTATTGGGTTTTCAAGAAATCAGATAAGTTGGATGCACTAATCAAATCTTATAATGAAGCTAAACATAAATTTTAGTTGAAAACAGAAAAATAGTTGAAATGAGGTATTAAGTATGGGAAGAACTACAACGGCGAAAAAAGTCTCTGAAGAGAACTTAAACGAAACGCCAAAAGAAGTTGAAACTGTAGTGGCGCAAGAAGTTGAACAGCCATTAAATTTGGAACAGCAAGTGACAGTTAAAAGTATTGCAGGATGGACTACAGGATTTGCGAGAATGCTTACTGTCGGAGATGTAACCATTCCGAGTAGGGGTTCTATTAGAATGTCGAGAAATGAAATCATTTCGCAGATTCATAATAACAATAATCTGTTTAATGGAATTGACGGATATGGCGGTCATGCAACATTAATTATTGAAGATAAGCCAACCTTAAAAGAAGTTGGATTTAATTCTGATAATCAGTTTAGTGACGGTCTTGTGAAAACGTTATTTGAGATTAGAAACCAAGGCGAATTTGAAGATGAACTTAAAAAGAGAATTATTACTCGTGCGGAGAAATATGCTCTGATGGTTTCAATCATTAAACAGAACTTAAATGATTTCAGTAAAATCCGTTTCTGCGAAACTTACACTGGATATAAAATGGATAAAGTAGAACAAGACGAAAAGAATATTCGTTAAATAATGAGGTGATTCAAATGGAAGGAACAACCGCCAATGAAGTATTCGATAGTTTTGATAGTTCATTTCGCGATAAAGAAATAATTCCAGATGGACTCAAATTAGTATGGCTGAAAAAGGCAGTTGCTCGTTATTCCACTGAACTTGAAACACTTGAATTTAACGAGGAAGAAATGTCTTTTGATACAGTCATTGACCAGTATGTTGTTGATACACTTGCGGCTTTTATGAAACAGATGTATCAGGAAAGAGAAACATCAAAGGTTAATAAGCGCGTTTCAATCGTTTCCAAAGATATATCTGTAGATGGTGGCGGTCACTCTAAGACAGCTGCGAAAAATGAACTTGATTATGATTCTTCAAAATCTGCCTATATGGTTCAGATGCAAAAACCAACGGCATATGATTAAGGTGGTGATACTATGGCAACTGAATGGTATTTAATGAAACCACCGTATTCGCAAACAAGCGGATTTGAAGATGAAGTGATGGACTTTGCACAAGACGCTTTTACCGAGGCTCTTGATAGTCCAATCGCAATTGAAGTTGAATACTGTAACGCAGACTTGTCAATCTGCTCTCCTATTCAAGCTATAATACAGAACAAAGTTCAAGATACGAAACTAAATGCTTTTACAAGACATTTACTTGTACCTATTGGGACATGCAAAGCAGGATATTACATACATTATAAAAATCGTTATTGGCTAATTGTTGGTCTTGTTGATGACAATGGAATGTATGAAAAAGCTGTTTTAACTCTATGCAATTGGAAATTAGCATGGAAAAATGATAAAGGTAATATCGTTGAAAGATGGTCAAGCATTCAATCGGCATCACAGTATAATAACGGTCAAAGAGATAATAGATATTATATTCTTAGAACGGATCAGCTTTTGATTTGTATGCCAGATGATGACGAATGTATTATGCTTGATAGCGGACAACGCTTTATTATAGACAAGCGCATTGATATATATGAACGTAGTATAGGGGAAGATGAAAAATCTGTTACTTCAAATAAAGTAATAACATATCAAGTCACAAGAAATGATAGTGTTCTATATAATTATATAGATAGTGGACATTATGAAATATTGGTAACGCAAGACGAACAGCATGAGGGCGATGGATATTATCGTGTTGGCGATAAAGGATATTGGCTATGCTTAGAGGATGAACATTCTGGCGTTTTAGAAGATTTATCATCAGAAACAGATGCGGATACTGTTGCTACCGCAAAGATAATCTATGATGATGACAAGATTTATTCTGGTCTAAGTGCTTCAGAGTTCACTGCTGTATTTTATGATGCCGAAGGTAATGTGATTGATGGCAATGCTGAATGGACTATCAATTGTGACTTTTTAGATAAACTGCAAGTAGATTATATTAATAATACAATTTGCATTTCGGTTGATGATTTGTCTCTGCTTAATAAATCATTTGAGTTATTTTTGAATAACGATGAAAATACGAAACTGACAATTACTATTGTTGGATTGATATAAGGAGTTAAGGAGAGATGGCAAGAAAGTTAACCACAAAAGAATTGGGATTATATAAGACTCGTATATCAAACGCTCTCCTTAAATCGGATGATATAAAAGATTTGATGTTTGGTGATACGAGCAATCTTAAATCAAAAGACTTATTGCTTGAGTTTAAAAATCATGTAAATTCTCATTTATTTATAGACGATACAATTACGGATACATCCACATATATATTCTTTGATGTAATGTTACCAAGAATGCGACCACAGGTAAAAAACGTTCAAGTATATATATATGCAATTTGTCATCGTGATATTTTGGAGAATTATTCGAAAGAAAACTATTACGGTAATCGTGCTGATATTCTTTCAGAAATGATTGAAGAAACTCTTTTAGATGAAGATATTGTCAAGGAATTTGGTATAGGTGATTTAGAACTGGACAACGTAGACATCTATAATTCAACCACATTCTATGGGCGTATCTTAACATTTAGTGTTAATAACTTCAGATGAAGTTAGATTATTTTACACTATTATGTCCAGAACCGATTTCGTTGTCAATCGGAACAATTAGACAGCCTACCTTGCGAGACATAGGGAAATTGACATACCCAAAGTTTGGTATGTATCAGGTGTATTTAAAATTAACGCCAAGGGATTATTATATGTATCTCAATCGAAGTCAAGGTGAATTATATTGGGATATTCTTCAGGAAGAACAACAAAAAGAAATTACGCTTTATGATGTTATCTTGATTGAGAAGCCAATACTATACACATATCTTGAAATATTTAATTTCTTTTTTGTAGAAAGGGTTATCTTTAGAGATAATCTTTTTTTGATTGTTGATACGGATGATTATGATACATTACCAGAGGATTTAGAATTAAATAATCAAAATGTCAAAGGGATGATAAATCCTATGACGTTGGCTGATGTTTTGGATATACTTCAACAGGTTTGTTGTATAAAAAGCAATGATCCGCTTGACGATCCAAAACCTAAATTTAAAAACGAAAAAGCAAGAAGGTTGTATGAAAGGATGCTTAAAGCGAAGGAAAAGGAAAATAAAAGGAAGGCACAAAAGGATTTTTACAATATGTCGTTGCCTAATATTATTTCCGCAACCGCAGCTAAAAACCCCGGACTGAACATTATTAATATTTGGGATGCCACGCTATTCCAACTATACGATCAGTTTGAGAAGGCGCAGAATGATGATGCGCATTACATGAACAGTGTTCGTGTCGCTGTTTGGGGAGATGAGAAAAATCAATTCGACCCATCGCTTTGGTATAAAAATAATTTTGATAAACAAGTATAGGGCTTGCATAGGGCAAGTCCTTTTTATTAAGGAGGATTTATTATGCCTGATATTAATAAAGCTAATCGACAGGTGTGCGATGTTGATATTCGTGTGTTAAAGACAATGGCTCCATTCCTGTTCTTCGATACCGCTAATACTACCACAGCTGGTCTGTCTGGTGATTCTGTTTATGCTATGAAGAAGGGTGTGCGTGCAATCGCGTTCCATAATCCGATTGAAGGTACTATGACTATCGAGGCACAGGTTATGCCGTTCAAGGCTTATTCCCTGTTCTCTGATGGTACTATTGATAACACAGCTGCTTATGCTGTGAAGAAAACTATTAAATGTACTACTGCTGGCGAACTTGATATTACTGGCGCAAAGGCTGGCACTGTGTTCGTGTATGCTTCTGGTGAGTTTGGCAATACACAGATTGCAGGAACTTATGCTTCTAACAAGTTCACCGCTACTACCAAAAATGATATTGCGGTCGATACCGAGTATGAAGTTGGTTACATCGTAGAAAGAACTGAGAATGTTAAGAAGGTTTCCTTCAATAACAAGAAAGTTCCGAAGGATTATTACATTACAATGTCTACTCTGGATAAGGGTGAGGATGATTCCCTTACACCTTTCATTATGACTGCTTACAAAGCGTCTATCCAGAGAAACTTCGAGCTTTCCTTCTCTTCTGAAGGCGATCCTGCTTCTGTGACAATCACATTTGATTTACTTGAAGATAAAAATGGTAATGTTCTTGATATGATCGAGGACACAACTGACGTAGAGTAATATTTGTATGGGCGAGTGAAATATCTCGCCCTTTTCTATTGAATTATGGGAAATAAGTTTGGTGATTTTAAATATAAAATTGGGGATGTAATTAGCGATGCTTCACGAAGCATTGAGGTGATTGATAGATTTTATATTCCAAAATCAAAATTCAAAAATGGAAAGGCATATACGCAGAATGAAAAATGGTATAAGTATAAGTGCCTAAAATGTGGGAATGAAGATTCTATCAGAGAATATTCATTGTGTGGTCAGAATACAGGATGTAACGCTTGTTGTATTCCACCTAAGAAAATAGTAAAAGGAATAAATGATATTTCTACAACTGCGCCTTGGATGATGAATTATATAATAGACAAAAACTATTGTTATTCTAATGCAAAATACAGTAATGTAAAAACCATGATGAAATGTCCTGATTGTGGGCGCGTTATTGAGAAGTCAGCGTTAAACTTATATTCAAATCACGGCTTATCTTGTATATGTGGCGATGGTAAAAGCTATCCAAACAAATTCATGTACGCTGTTCTCGAACAATTAAATATTGAGTTCTCTACAGAGAAAATATTTGATTGGTCAAATCACAAAGTATACGACTTTTATATTAAAAGTAATGATTGTGATATTATTATCGAAATGCAAGGAATGCAACATTATAGTAGAAGTATTTCTAATAAAGGAAGGACGCTTCAAGAAGAAATAGAGAATGATACTTTTAAAGAGTCTGTCGCGATTGATAATGGCATTAAGTATTATTTCAAAATAAATGCATCTGTTTCTGATTGTGACTTTATTAAAAATAATATATTGCAATCTGGTTTATTGAACATACTAAATGCAACAGAGGAAGATATAGATTGGGATAAATGCAATAGTATTGCAACATCAAATCTATATAAAATGATTTCGATATATCATAACGATAATCCGTTATTAAAAAGGGATGAAATTGCAAAGTATTTTAACGTATCTGGAAATTATGTTTGGAAAGCTGTAAAATCTGGTGTCAAATTTGGATGGTGTGAGTACACTCTTCAAGATACGCGTAAAATAAAAGAATCAAGTCTCCTTATAGATCACGGTGGGAAACCAATTTATTGTGTTACCACAGATAAGTATTATTGCAGTTCATCTATTGCTTGCACTCTCCTATTTGAACAAACTGGAATTAAACATAATTCAAGAGCATTAAGAAAATCAATTGAGCGAGATCAAAAATATAAAAACAATAAATATATATACATATCTCGCGAAGAATTTAACGAAGCAAAATCCAAGTTCCCTGACAAATGTCATGGGAACTTTTTCAATATCAAGGAGAATGTAGCATGATTAAAGAATGTCCAGTCATTGAAAATAACGATGCTGTTACTGTTGTCAGATTTGGCGACACGGATGTTCAGTTCTCTTCTATCGCGAAGGACGCGAAAACAGTGAAAGTCAAATACGACAATGGGAAATATTCTATTGTCGATCATGCGGAAGAAACTGATCCTATCGTTGATGAATCTGTCGAAGTGGCAGAACCAGTTAAAATTGATATTAAGAAAAATAAGAAAACAATCAAGAAGAAACTCGATGATGTAGTTGAAGAATAAGATTGTATTGGAGTTATAGATAAGGGTAACATCTTGCAATCTGTATGATGTTGCCCTTTTATTTTTTTATAGAGAAGAGGTAAGAAATGAGAACAACAATTAATTTCGGATCATTGGAAGAAGCCATTGATTGCTATGGAAGGGAAAATTTAATTCCGATAGACAATCTTAAACAGGCTATCTTTTATATTAAACATGGGTGTCAGCCACGATTTGTTTGGGAAAAAGAGAATAGTCCCGGAAAAATAACTTTCTGGTTTTTGAAAAGTGAAACTGCGTATATATATCAGAAGTGGTTAGATACATATCCACACAAGTAAAATTGCAGAATATAGGAAAACGATTTGAGCAGGATTGGATTAAAAGCGTTCCTGATTATGTAGGAGTTTTAAGAATACCAGATGCGGCGCAGTCATTTTATAAAAGCTCAAATCTTAGGTTTAGTCGAAAGAACCCATTTGATTTTCTTCTTTGGTGTCCTAATACATTAACGCTATATACACTGGAATTAAAAACAGTGCAAGGCAAATCAATATCGTTTGAAAGAACCAAAGATGAACATGGTGAGATCCATTATCATCAGATAATTGGATTAGAAAATTTTGAAAAAATAGGCGAATGTGTTTGTGGATTTATAATTGAATTTCGTGAATTAGAAACGACAATATTTTTACCAATCAACGAGTTCATCAAATTGCAAGGTTTGATATCTAAGAAAAGTTTTAATTACAACGATTTGGTAAGTAACAACATTGGATACATTATTATTCCGCAGAAAGTATTGAAAACACATTATCGCTATGACATAGAATATTTTCTTAAAGAAACCGCTTTGCATTAAGCGGTATGGAGGTTTATCAGAATGAAATTCAATAATAAGTTAAATCTGGTTGAATATCTGCAAGTTGTCAATGAAATTGCAAATGAATTCTTTGACGAAAACACATATGAATACACACCTCAAATCGGTGAAATGTTTGCCGTATGTGCATACTTCAATCATTGTGTAGAGCTTGAAGAAACAGACGATATTGTTATACATCCTATTGAAGATATTATGGACATGCAACAGTTATATGACAACGCAGAGTTTATGAATCATTACAACGAAGCAATATTAGATTACGATGGTCATATTTCTCTTCTGTTTGGGTGCGCTTACGATCAAGCTAAAGATATTGTCGAATATAAAAAGAGTGATGCAAATGCTTTTGCTACTGCTATTTCCTCTGGAATGGGCGCGATTTTAAAATCTTTCAGAGATACTTTCTCTGATGAAGATATGGCTAAATTTACAGATATTGCAAAACAGATTACAGAAGGTAAATTGTCAAGCGAAGCGATTGTGGAAGCATATGGAAATTCAGATCGTTTCAAAGAGAAAACAGAAGAATTAAATGCATCTCATGAACCATCAGTAATTCCATTTCCGCAAAAGAAATAATACAAGATATTTAAGTTTTTAAAAACGAGGAAACATTATGCCAGTTGCAAGTAGTATGGGCGAGCTTGAACAAATGCTTCGCCATCAATTACAAAGCGCTATGCAAGTCGTTCAGGCAAAGGCTGAAGCGGATATGTTTGAAGAGGTGGGAAGTTTCTATTCTGGTGGAAGTCCTACAATTTATCAAAGAACTGGCGGTCTTGGTAGTTCACCGCGAACGACTGGTCTTTCCGTTGGTGGAAATTCGGTTAGCTTTGAAGCGTATCTTGAACCACCAAGCTATACTGTCCCGAACCCTGACTTTACAAGTCGCGGATATGCGAGTTACTTTTCACCTTTGCAAGCGATGAACGCTGCTGAATATCATTTTGCTAATGTACGTGGTAGACCCGGATTTTGGCAGAGATCAGAAAAGAGAATTGAAAACGATTTGAACAGCACATTAGCAAGTTTCTTTAGTTAGGAGTGAGTATCAATGTCAGTAAGAAAAGGCGAAGGGCGAAGCACTGTATATAATGACATTACTTCGCCTGAAAAAATGGAACAGGTCAATCCTGATAATTTGGAATTAGAAGCTGACTATTTGGAATACCTTTCTTCTATTGGCAGAGCGAAATCTACTATTTATCAGTACGAACATAACTTACATATTTTTTGGTGCTGGAATTTAGATTTTAACAAGAACAAATTTTTTGTCAATATGAAGAAGCGTGAATTTTCTAAATTCCAAAGTCATGCAATCAACGAGTGGGGATGGTCGCCAAAACGAGTTAGAACCGTTAAAGCCACTATCTCATCTTTAAGTAACTTTATTGAGAACATCCTTGATGATGAATACGAAGGTTATAAACCAATAGTATTAAAGATTGAATCTCCTGCTGATACTGCGGTGAGAACAAAAACAGTATTCAAGATGGATGAACTACAAAGTCTGCTCGATTATCTTGTGGAGAACGAAGAATACATGAAGGCATGTGTTCTATCTTTGGCGATGAATAACGGCAGACGTAAAGCAGAAATACCTCGTTTCAAAGTAAATTACTTTGATGATAAAAATTTAATATGCGAAGGCGCTCTTTATAAAACACCTGAGAAGATAGTCACAAAAGGTCGCGGAATTCAAGGAAAACTTCTCGATGTTTATACATTAGCAAAACCATTTAAACCATACTTTGATCTTTGGATGGAAGAAAGAAAGAGACTGAAAATTAGAAGTGAATGGTTGTTCCCACGACGCGAAGGTGGCAAGTGGATGGACAAGCCTATGAAAACTGAAACGCTCGATTCGTGGGCGCAGACGTTTTCCGCTCTAATTAAAAAGCCATTTTATTGGCACAGTTTAAGGCACTTTTTTACTACAAGATTAGCCGAAGCTAATCTTCCTGATAGTGTTATTCAGGACATTATCGGTTGGGATAGCGGTGACATGGTACGTGTCTATAATGACGTAACCACAGATAAACAGCTTGATAAGTATTTTGGTGCTAATGGAATCAAAGACGTTAAGAGCGCTGAATTAACAGAATTATAAAGTTTTGAAAAATAACATATTATTGCGTACTACTGCCCCACCTTTAGGGCAGTTTTTTAATACGCAAAAGGAGGTATGGCATGGCTGATTTTAGAGCCAGAATAACAGCGGATTTAGATTTAGGAAATGCGCAAAGTCAACTAAATTCTTTTGTTAACCAAAAGCAAAAGATTAATGTCGAAGTTAATTTGCAACTAAATCAAGCGAGCCAAGCTCTCCGTAACCTTTTGCAACAAATGCAAAATCAAGGTGGGAACGCTGGTACGCAATTTGCTGGTCAGTTTGTACAGGCAGTCAATAGTGGTATGCAACAAATAAATGCCACACAGACTGTGAACCAAATTGAAAAGCAAACCAATAGGCTGACTGTTAATATTCGCAACAACATGCGCGATTTAACAAAATCGGCTAATACATTTAATGAAACAACGGCGAAAACGTTTGGAAATCAAATGACTGCTTGGGCGCGGAACAACGGCAAAGCGGTTAAGATGTATGGCAGTCAGTTAAGTGATTTACAGACAAGGTTACAAACGGCGATCACAAACGGCGATGGCGCGGCTGTTCGACAGTTGCGTGAAGAATTCAGGCTGTTGCAATCTGAAGCAAGAGCAACAGGGAATGTTGGAAAGACTTTTGCGCAGTCTTTCACATCGTCATTAGGAAGTGTTGCGAAATTCGCGGCTTCTTATGTGAGCCTTTATCGCGTATTTAATGAATTGAAACAAGGCGTGCAGACAGTTGTTGAACTGGACACGGCGCTTGTTGACCTACAAAAGACTTCTACTGCTACGCCAAAGCAGTTAAATAGTTTTTATAAAGAAGCGAATAACATCGCAAAGCAGTATGGCACTACAACGCAACAGATTATTCAAGGTGCTGCGGATTGGTCGCGACTTGGATACAATTTACAAGATGCTCAGACGATGAGCAAATTGTCATCTCAATTCGCGGCGATATCACCCGGAATGTCTGTTGACACTGCTACAACGAGTTTGGTTTCAACCATGAAGGCATTCGGCATTGAAGCCGATGATGTTCTTGATGGCGTAATGAGTAAGGTTAATGCTGTAGGTAATGGTTTTGCATTAACCAATGAAGATATTATGACTGCCTTACAGAATTCCTCATCTGCTATGGCGGTTGCAAATAACTCGCTTGATGAAACAATAGCTCTAATTACTGCTGGTACTGAAATTGTGCAAGATGCGTCCAAAGTGGGAAATGGTTTGAGGACGATAAGCATGAGGATCAGGGGTATGAATGAGGAAACCGAGGAACTTGATGACACGCTTGTAAACATAAAAGGTGATGTTTACGAGTTAACAGGTGGAAAAGTATCAATTATGGAAGATGAGGATACATATAAATCCACCTATCAAGTCCTCAAAGAAATCTCAGAAGTTTGGGATGAATTATCGGATAAGAACCAAGCACAACTTCTTGACAAGCTGTTTGGTAAAACGAGGGCGCAAATTGGTGCATCAATAATCAGCAACTTCTCACAAGCAGAAGCCGCGATTAAAACAATGTCCGAATCAGCTGGCGCGGCTGATCGCGAAATGGACATCATCAAAAATTCTCTCGAATACAAAATAAACGCGCTTAAAGAAACATTTACAGGCATTTGGCAAAATGTCTTTAACCGCGAAGATTTAGGCAGTCTTGTAGACTTTGCGACAGGCATTGCCGAAGTCCTCGATGGTATAACAGAAAAACTTGGTCTGTTTGGTTCTGCCATTGCCGCAGGAGGCATCGCCGCAGGAGTCATGGGGCTTGCCAAAGCCTTTAAAGCATTCTCCGCAGCTTCAGGCGCTCTTACTATGGTTGAAGCTCTTAGCGGTGCATTCCCCGGACTGTCCGCAGCTATCGGCGCATTTAGTACTGCTATGGCTACTACTGGTGGCGCAGCTGGTGTATTACACGGCGCGCTTTCTGGATTATGGGCGCTTATCGCCGCGCATCCGATTCTTGCCGCTGTCGGCGCTGTTGCTCTTCTCG